CGCAAGTTCTAAGTCCAGCTCGTCGAGCAGCAGTAGCAGCAAGGGCAGTTCGATAGCCAAGGGAATGCTCAACAGGGTTTCTAAGTTGTTCTAAGGGGGGCAGACATGGATTATTACAAAATCATCCTGCCAACCGGGCAGAACGACTACCTTTGCCGCACAATGCTCGACGGTGAGTTGTGTGTGCTGCACCTCTCATACAACAGCACAGGTGACTTTTGGACGATAGGCTTCTGTAACGACGAGGGAGAGCCTATCGTGGACGGTATACGCCTAGTGCCTAACTTTCCATTGAACGTGTGGTACACGTCGTACAGCGTGCCGCAGGGGGCGCTCGTGGTGCTCTCAACGGAGGCCAGAATCACGCGGTATTCTTTCGATGACGGGAGCGCTTCGCTGTGCTATATCCCGACAGGGGAGTTGCTGGAATGAAAAATTTCAAGAGAGCGTACAGGCTCATAGCCGGAACGACCGGCACGATGGGATTTGAAATCGGCGTGCCGGATGTCGTGACGGGAAGATCGCTTCGCATCAACTTCGAGGTGGAGCGCGGTGACAGCGAATCGAACAACACGGCCACCATAAAAATCTACAACCTGTCGCCGCAGTCGCTTGCGGTGCTGGAGCAAATCAACTGCGTCGTGGATTTGCAAGCCGGGTACGACGGCGATATGGCTACTATCATACAGGGAACGGTCAGTCATATTGATTCCGCGCACGAGGGCGCTGATACATGTACGGAAATCAGCATCGTTGACGGCCTTGTGGCGACACGAGATACCAACGTCAGCGTTTCGTACCGTGGCAGTGTGAACGGCAAGAAGATTCTTACCGATGCCGCCGCCAGTATGGGATGTGCGATTCTGTTCAGCCCGAGTTGTACGTTTCCGTCGTTCAAGAATTTCAGCTTCGTGGGAAGCGCGACAACGCTGTTCCATCAGGTGTGTGGCGCAAGCAACACGAACTTTTCCATTCAAAACGGGGTCGTGCAGGTCTGCGCGGCCAATGAGGCCATTACGGCTATGGCCTATGTCCTCAGCGCCGAGACGGGACTTATCGGCTACCCCGAGCGGCTGTATGATAATGCATCCACGTCCAACAGCCAAAATGCCAACACGACGAAAAGAAAAACACAAACCGGGTGGAAGGTCACGTTTTTGATGAACGGCCACATCCAGGCGAACGACTACGTCATGCTTTCGAGTAAGCTGGCGACCGGCGCTTTCCGTGTCTCGAAAATCGACACGAAAGGGGATAGCGAGGGCAGCGGTGAAGATTCTTGGGTGTGCGTCGCTGAATTATTGGAGGTGAAATAATGGCCCAGCGCCTTTTCGACGAGATAAAACGTCTGATAGACGATACTCTGTCCGGGGTACATACGGCTATGCCCGGCACCATCACCTCGGCAAACGGTATGACCGCATCGGTTAAGCCGTCTGTGACCTTTAGGACAGCCGACGGAAAGAGCATGGCGTACCCGAGTATTTCGGGCTGCCCCATCGTTTTGCCGATGTCCGCAAATGGCAAGATAGGCGTGGCATTCCCGGTGTCTGCCGGGGATGCCTGTCTTATTGTCTGCTGCGAGAGTACCCTGTCGCAGTGGCAGAGCGGCAACTATGCGAGTGGGCTTCGTTTCGGCCTTAGTAATGCAATCTGCGTTCCTTGCCTCCTCAAAGCGGCTCCGGCGGCGGTGTCCAAGGCTAAGGCCAATAACGCGGCAATCCTGTTTTCCGAGGAGAACGAAATCCTCGCGGGAAAGGACGAGATTCACGTCAAATTCAAGGATACGGTCAACGTCAAAATCGACGACGACGGCATCGTTGGAGACGTGAACGAGATTGCCAAGGTGTCGGTCAAGGAGGATGAAATTCTCGCAAGTCTGAACGACACCACTAAGGTGTCCATCAAGGAAAACGAGGTCACGGCAGAAGCCGGAGACGAGGACCACAGTGCTGTCATCAAGAACGATGGCGCAACGCTTAAATGCGTGGATGCACAGGCCAGCGTCAGCGAGGATGAAGCGTCCTTGCAGCTGAACGAGGACACCGGCATTAAGATTTCCGAGGGGAATCTGAAAGCTACGGTCGGGGGAGATGCAAAAATTGAACTCACCGAGACATCCGGCGAGGTGTCCGTGGGCGAGAAAAGCATCAAGGTCGGCAGTAGCGCCGCCGGCATCTACTACGATGGCGGCCACTACATCGAAGCCAAGGCCGACGAAACCTACGTCGAGGGCAATTTGCACATCGGCGGCTCGCTGATTGGAGGGTGACACGATGATAAAGGATCTTGCGCTCGACACCAGCGGCGACCTGTATTTCACTAAGGACGGCGATGTGGTTGTCACCGACAGCCTGCGGCAAGCCATCCAAATCAAGCTGCGCTGGGCGCTGGCCGAGTGGAAGTATAACGAAGAACTCGGCATCCCGTACTTTGAGAAAATACTGGTGAAAAAGCCGAACACACAGGAAATTGCCAACATCGTCCGCGCTGCCCTCATGGAATTTGACGAGGTAAAGAACGTGAAAAGCTGCGTCGTTGAATTTGCAGAGGAAGAAAGAAAATGCACCTGCCGGTTTACGGTGGAGACCAGCAACGAAATTATCGAAAGCGAGGTGGAGTACACATGAGCGAGTACGGCGCATTGCCGACAGGCTTTCGGAGAAAACGTCTCGACGAGATTTTCTCCGAACTGTGCGAATATTTCAAGGGAACAATCGGCGTGGACCCGTCTGAACACCCGCAGTCGTTTTTTGCTGTTATCGTGCAGTCGTTCGCCGATCAGCAGGAACAGCTGTGGGAAGAAGTCGAGAATGTGTACTACCAACTTTATCCTGGCAGCGCCGATGGCGTGAACTTGGATAACGACATCCAAATCTCGGGATTCATGCGCAAGGCCCGGAAAAGAAGCCGCTACGTCCTCGCCTGCACGGGCGATGACGGCACACTTATTCCATACGGCAGCCTTGTGAAGTCCACGACGCAGCCGGAACGCCAGTTGCAAGCGTCTGCAAACCAAGAAATCAGCCGCGAAAACTTTTGGCGCATCAAGGTACGGCCCGTATTAACCGACGTGTCCAAGGTGACGGAGTACACGATTACCCTGCATCAGAACATCGACAGCGGCTCCGTCGGAACTGTTGTCCAAGCCTACACAAAGACCATCAGCGGGTGCGCCACCTACGCGGCGGCCTATGAAGCCATGAAAGCGGCGCTCGTGGAAGCTGGCGAGAAAATCGGCCTTACCATCACAGAGGAAATCACCGATGACATGGACGATACCGGCGCGCTCGTGAAGCTGATTGTGGCTACTGGCACGAAAGAGGACGACTCGTTCTACGCGGAGTTTACCTCGAACGTGCAGGTGGAACAGGTGACCTCGAACCTGTCGTATGAAACCGTCGAGTACGGTGACATCTCGCTCCCGCTGGGTACGATAACCCAAATCGTAACAGGCGTGAATGGCCTTACCTCCGTGAACAACGCGGTCAAGTATTCGCCCGGGCGGCTGGCAGAAAGCGATGCCGAGGTCCGGCTTCGCTACGCACAGAGCGTCGCAATTCGTGGCAGTAACACGATTGACAGGATTTGCGCATCGCTGCTTGCGGATGTGGATGGCTGTGACTATGCCAGCGGCTACGAAAACTACACCGACAAAGAGGATGCAGAGGGCCGCCCGCCGCATAGCATCGAAATCGTCGTTCGCGGCGGTGACGATACGGAAGTTGCCGAAACGATATGGAACGGCAAAGCGCCGGGAATCCGGCCCTACGGCTCGCATTATGCCTACATTACCGACTCCGAGGGTGTCCGCCAGTATGTGCAGTTCTCCCGCATCGAGAACTGCGTCCTGCACCTGAAAGTCGTGCTGGAAGTAACCAAGAGCGAGTTGGACAACAACTACTTGGAGAAAATTCAGTCGATTCTCACCACCGCAGAGCTTACGGCGGGCAGCAACGTCAAGATGCAGGAAACACTCATTCCGGCCATCCTTAAAGGCGTGAACGGGATAAACTACATCGACATGACGGGCTATCTCGACGATACCGGCGGCAAGACGGTGGGCGTGTACAAGCACGGAACAATTAGCGTCGGCTTGCGCCAGCAGCCGACCATTACCAACGACAGCATCGAGGTGACGGTCAGTGAGTAGGAACATAAGCGAGGATTGGCTCGGCAGTCTGCCGTCACAGTTCAGACCCGAGCGCATTGTCAAGGAAAACTTGAATTTCTATGAAATCGACGACGAGAGCGAACTGTTACAGATGCCCAGTTGCTCCGTTGGTTCGGTTGCCATACTGCGAAGCAACGCCCCGAAAATGTGGATGAAATCGACCACAACATGGGTGTTGCAGACGCAGCCCGAAGCCAAGGGGGTGAACGAGGATGGCGGTTGACCTCATTATTGGAACGCCTGTTGACACCATATATAAGACGAACATCCGGCGCTTTATCGAAGCGTTCGGAAAGCAGATGGAGGATCTGCACGCTGCCATTGACAGCCTGTTCATCACGCGGCAGATTGACAACTGCACAGGAAAGCAGCTCGACCAAATCGGAACCATCGTGAATCTGAGCCGCCACGAAGCGGGCGTTATGATTTCGGATGTGAAGCTGGCCGAGGACGACGATGTGTACAGAATGCTTTTGAAATATAAGGCCATGTTGAACACGTCGGCTTGCTCCGTCGAAGATGTGATTACAGCCTGCAAGCTGGTATTCAATGCGGTTTCCGTGGTTTACTCGGAAATCCCGACGATACCGGCCACTTTTTATGTCACCATTACGGCGAGTTTTTCCGATGCCGTCCTCTCGCTTTTGCAGAGCCACAGCATCGTCATTCGTCCGTCCGGCGTGACGGCGAGAATTTCATGCTCGGACACGCAGTTCTTCGGCTTTGCCGATTGTGACGATGCCGCGCTGGGAT